AGCCACACCATGTCGCAATCCTTAGTCGATACCCTCAACGAAGCGCGCCGCCGCGTCCTTGCTGGCGAAGAGCTCACCATCGAAGAGCAGCGCCGCTATATCCAGATGCTCCGCGACGCTCGAGGAACCGTTCCCACCGGGCCTTCGAAGTCAAAGTCGAAGTCGAAGTCGAAGGCCTCCGCCGCCCCCATCTCCGACGATGACCTCTTCGCCGACCTCGAAAAGCTTGGCCTTTAACCTAACCTAACCCGGAACCTCTACCATGACTCAGCACCGCATCCTCGCCGACGCCCACCGCTTACTCGCCACCCCCTCGCTCGAGACTCTGAGTTTTCCTCAGGCCATCGACAACACCATCCGCTCCACCTTCGCCCACTGCCAGCAGAAGTTCGTCTACTCCCACCTGCACAAACTCTCCCCGCAGGGGACTAACGTCCACCTTCACGCTGGCGGCGCCTTCGCACACGGGATGGAAGCTACCCGCCGCGCCTACTTCGAGCAAAACCTCTCCCCTGACGATGCGGTAGCTGTCGGCGTGGGCGCGCTCATTAAGTTCTACGGCGACTACGAAGCCCCCGAAGGGTCAGCCAAGTCCCTCGAGCGGATGGCCGGCGCTCTCGAATACTATTTCTCCATCCACCGACTCGACAACGACTTCCTCACCCCCTACACTTCCTCCTCCGGCGAGCGGGGAATTGAGTTTTCCTTCTCCATCCCGCTTCCAATTCCCCATCCAGACACCGGCGAACCGCTCCTCTACTGCGGTCGCTTCGACATGCTGGCCACGCACAAGAATGGCTCCCTCTTCGTCGTGGACGAGAAGACCTCCACCTCCCTCGGCGCACAGTGGTCGCGGAACTGGAACCTCGATTCTCAGTTCACGGGCTATCTCTGGGGCGCGCAGCAGTACGGCCTCCCCGTATCAGGCGCCATCATCCGGGGCATCTCCATCCTCAAGACAAAGTACTATACCGCCGAGGCAATCATCTACCGCCCTCAGTGGCAAATCGAACGCTGGTACTCGCAGCTTCTCCGCGAGGTCGAGTACATGCTCCGCATCTACGCCGATACGAAGCTTGCCTTTGCCAATCTCGACAAGCATGGCTGCAACGCCTACGGCGGGTGCGCTTACGAACGCCTCTGCTCCTCCCCGAACCCTGAAGCCTGGGCTTCCCAGTACTACGAAACGAACACCTGGGACCCCCTTCGCCGCGAGCATGGGGAGGGCTAAGCCGTGCCCGCTGAGTTCACCCAGTACATCTTCCTCCGCAAGGAACTTCTCGCCGTCAGCAAAGTGGGGAAGTTCTGGGTTCGTGAGCAACTCTGCGCCCCCTACGGCGAGGCATTTTTCTGCCCCATTTGCGCGGAGGTCTGGGCGACCGTTACCGTCGAGGGGCAGCCCACGCACTGTCGCAACGCCTTCTGCGAGCGCCACGAAATCGGCGACCGCCTCGGTACGTGGAGCTTCGGAACCGTGGAACGCTGGCAACTTCCCGGCAGTCTCTGGAGCAGCTACGACAGCGTGTGGAACAGCCGCCTCCCCCCTGCCGCACTCCAGCGTGAGCTCCTCCTCACTATCGCGTACAGGGAGAAGGAACTCAACCAACCAATCTACGCCGACAACCTTTACCCACCACGCTTAGGAGCTTAACCATGCAACAACAGCCTCACCCGTACCCTGCAACACCGGAACTGGAAGCCGCGCACCTTCGCCTCCGCGCCAACCTTCCAATCGCCGGACACCTCCCTCCTCCGGAGCGCCTTCCCTTTCTCCGCCGTCTCCGTGAGGAGCTGGCCAACGCAGAGCTTTTCCGCCACACCCTTCACTTACCTAAGGAGCACTAGCATGACAGAACTCAACGTAACACCTTCCCCCATTCCCGGATTCAAGGCCTTGATGGTCGGGGAAAGCGGCACAGGCAAAACCCACGCCATTCGCACCCTCCTCGATGCCGGCCTTGAGGTCTTCGTCCTCTTCACCGAGCCGGGAATGGAGGTTCTCTCCGACATCCCTTCGGAAAAGCTCCACTGGCACTACATCCCTCCCGCTTCCCCCGACTGGTCGGACATGATTGACTCGGCACAGAAAATCAACACTCTGTCCTTCGAGTCGCTCGCCAAGATGTCCGACATTAAGAAAGGCAAGTACACGGAGTTCATCCAAGTTCTAACCTGCCTTTCCAACTTCACCGACGAGCGAACGGGGGTGAGCTTCGGCGCGGTCGATAGCTGGAACACCGACCGAGTCCTTGTCCTCGACTCTCTCAGCGGCTTAAGCATCGCCGCCATGAACCTCGTTACCGGCTCGAAGCCCTGCAAATCTATGGCCGACTGGGGGGTAGCCCAGGATAACCTCGGGCGGCTCGTGGACAAACTTGCCACCTCCCTCCAGTGCCACTTCATCCTCACCGCGCACCTCGAACGGGAATCGAATGAAGTTACCGGCGGCGTGGAACTAATGGCCTCCACCCTCGGAAAGAAGCTTGCGCCAAAGCTCCCCCGCTTCTTCTCCGATGTCGTCCACTGCATCCGCGCGGGTTCGACCTTCCGCTGGTCAACGGCCTCCATGAATGTTTCGCTGAAGGCGCGCAACCTCCCCATCTCCGACAAAATCCCCGCTACCTTCGTCGAAATGTTGGCGAGCTGGGTGCGGCGGGGCGGGCAAGTACTGCCAACTCCCAAGGCGTAACGGGGGGTTGCATTGCTCCCACAGTTCCCGCACAATGGCGAACGCATCACGTAATCGCATAAGGCCTCACGCGCATGAGCTTATCATACCGCGGACTTTGTACCATAACCGTAACTTTTAAGGAGTAACAACCATGTCTCAATTTGACCCTGACCTGTTCCTTTCCACTCAGACCGCTTCCGCACTCGATACCCAAGCCGTTCCCGTACCGGAAGGAGAATACAACGCTGTTATCAAGGATGTCGCCGCTCGCCAAGTCAAGGATTCCATTATCTTGGATGTGAGGTGGGCAATCGACGACGCTAACGTAGCGGCAGTAACCGGTCTTACAGAGCCAACCGTGCGCCAGTCTGTATTCTTGGACATGACTGCTGGTGGCGGCCTTGACACCTCGAAGGGCAAGAACATCCAACTGGGGCGTCTGCGCGAAGCATTACGGCAAAACATCGCCGGCCAGCCGTGGGCACCTGCAATGTTGGTAGGTAACGTTGCTCGCGTTACTGTGAAGCACCGTATCGGTGGCGAGGCAATCTACACTGCCGTTAAAGGTGTTGCTGCGCTGTAAGGCGCAATGGTAGTAGGTCTACCTATCAGCGCATTGTGAGGGTTTTATTCCTTTTCCTCCGCAGTGGGCTGGTAGATTAGTCCTACAGCCGATGGGCTAATCCGGGGTTGCGCTGGCTTTCCTCGTTAAGCTCTCCACACCTGACGGGAGGCAGGTAATCGGCGTAGTCGCCTCCCACCCCCACCACCTTCACTACTATAAAAGGAACTCAAGATGCTTTTCGTAGCCCTTTCCTCCCTCGCCATCCCCGACAACCGCCAGCGCCGCACGTTCACACCGCAGGCCATCGCCGACCTCGCCGCCTCCATTCAGGATAAAGGTTTGTTCCACCCTATTGTGGTGAGGAAGGAGGGGGAGGGGTACACGCTGGTGGCAGGCGAGCGCCGCTACCGCGCCATGCTTTCCATCCTCGAATGCGGTGGGCAGATTGAATGTAACGAAGAACTTGCTCCCCCCGACCATATCCCGGTTACGCTGCTGAAGGAGCTTTCTCCCCTCGCACTGAAGGAAGCGGAACTGGAGGAGAACACTCGCCGTGTTGATTTGTCGTGGCAGGAACTCGCAACCGCCACCGCCGAGCTTCATGCGCTCCGTTCCGCTCAAGCTGCCGAAGGAGGGGGGACGCAAACCTTCGCCGCGACTGCTGCGGAAATCCTTGGTGGGGAAGCCGCCGACAATCTCGGTGCAGCCCCCTCGCAAGTTGCCGACGCCGTTATCCTTTCCCGCTACCTCGCTGACCCGGAAGTCGCCGCCGCGAAGACGCAGAAGGAAGCGATGAAGGTCGTCGCAAAGAAAGCGCAGCGCGCGAAGACGGCGCAACTCGCAGAGCAATATGAAATCGAGAAGCCGGCCTCCCCCCACACGCTGCTGGAAGGTTCCGCCCTCGACCTCACCGCCGACCTCCCCTCCGACCATTTCCAAGTCATCCTCACTGACCCCCCTTACGGCATCGACGCTGATAAGTTCGGGGAGCAGTCCGACCACGGGCATAATTACTCCGACAGCGAGCAGTACTTCAACGAGCTCGCTCAGCACATTGCGAAGGAAGGCTTCCGTATCGCCGCACCAAAGGCCCACGCCTACGTCTTCTGCGACCCCCGCCGCTTCGCCTTCCTCCAGCGGTGCTTCGAGGAAGCTGGCTGGTACGTCTGGCCGATTCCGCTAATCTGGGCTAAGACCACGGGAATGCTGCCGCGCCCTGAGCACGCTCCCCGCCGGATGTACGAGGCTATTCTCTACGCAATCAAGGGGAACAAGCCGGTGCTGCAGGTCAAGGGCGATGTCATCTTCGTTCCCTCCGTTCGCGGCCTCACCCACGGTGCGCAGAAGCCGGTTGACCTATACTGCGACTTGCTCTCCCGTTCCGCTAGCCCAGGCGACCGCGTCATCGACTTCTTCGCAGGTTCCGGTACTATCTTCCCCGCCGCCAGCCGGATGAAGTGCTACGCTACCGGTATCGAGCTGGACACAGATAATGCGAACCTCTGTCGCGTTCGCATGAGCGAGCCGGAGGACGCTGGCGATTCCCTCGACAACCTTTCACTGTAACACTTAACCAAGGAGAAACAAATGGCACTGATACCAAGCAAAACGCAACCAACCGCCACGCCGAGCAAACCGCCCGAAGCGCCGCCCGCCGCCAAGCCTTCTGCCCCCAGTCTTGTCGAGCGTTTCGATTGCGGCTACCAAGCAACCGTGCAGATACAAACAAAGACCTTCATCGCTAACGCTGTCATCGGCTTGTCCGACTTCCGCATTCTCGGCCTGACGCGCCGCAGCGGTGGGGAGCCGTGGCCTATGCACGGAGGGGAGTCGCTCGAGTACTCCGCGATGGTAGCGCAACTCGCCGCTTCCGCACCCGCCACCCGCGCGAAGTTGAAAGGTCTCTAATGTCCATGTCCCTTGAAGAATTCGAGAAGGCCTTAGTTAAAATTGAGCTTGGGCTGCTCCATCTCGAACACGTCCCCGACGCAGTGTTCTATAACGCCCAGGCCCCCGAGCTCCTGCTTACCTCCCCAGAGGCGGGTAGGCTTGCGAAGCACCTCCTCACTCTCCTTCGCCTTATCGCACAGCGGAAGCTGCATACGGGGGAGTTGGTGGTTCTGATGTTGCGAAATGGGGGCGCTTCATCTTTAATAAAAGTCCCCCAACAACCCACCTCGAAAGGAGCCTAACATGGCTAAGCAACGCAAAGCTCGCATCACCCCCACAGCCGCAGACCTCGCGGCCTCCGCCGTCTTCGGTAATCGTGAGGACAACTATGGCCACCCCGCCGAAGACTTCGCCCGTATCGCCCTCGGTTTCACGATGGTGCTCAGCGGTAAGCTCGCGGAAGCCGTTACCCCGGAGGAGGTTGCCCTCTGCCTAGAGCAGGTGAAGGTTTCCCGCCGCTGCGCTACCCCCGACCACGAAGACAGTACGGTAGACGCTATCGGCTATAACCTCTGCTACGAGCGTGTAGTTAAGCACCGCAACGGCAGCGCCCCCTACGCCGATATGCCCCCTGTTCTGCAAACGCAATACGAGTAGCCCTCGTTAAGCGTGAGACCTGAGCATGTCCTTTAAACTGCTCCCCTTACTGGCAAACAATACTTTAAAGGTACCCCATGAACAATCCCCTTCCAGGTTCTGGCCCTAAGCCAGCGACCATTATGATAGTTGGCGAAGCGCCCTTCGGCGAAGATATGCTGAAACGCGAAATGTTCGTCAGCGCCGGCGGCCGGGAGCTAACCAATATGCTCCACGAAGTTGGAATCATTCGCACCGAGTGTTACCTCACCACCGTATTCAAGACACAGCCTCCCGCTAACGACGTGGGGCATTTTTTCTCCGACAAGAAGTGCACGAAGATAAAGGCGGAGTTCCTCCCCTCCCTCGAGGAACTTGCGCGGGAGGTAGCGGAGGTCAACCCGACCGTCATCCTGGCCCTCGGCAATACCGCCCTTTTCGCTCTCACCGGTCTTACCTCCGTCAGCAAGTGGCGCGGTTCGCTCCTCCGCACTCTGCCCCAGTTCGGTTCCCGCAAGCTCGTCCCGACATACCATCCTGCCGCAATTATGCGCATGTGGGAGTGGAGGCCAATTGCTACTCGCGACATGGCAAGGGCGCTTCACGCTTCGAAGACAACGGACTGGCCCCTCAACGAGAAGCATTACTACGTTCGCCCATCCTTCGCCACCGCATCCGGTTTGCTAGCCCAACTAATCCTTCGCGCCGACAGTGGCCCGATGAGGCTTGCCTGCGACATCGAGACCCGCGCACGGCAGATAGCATGCATAGGAATCGCGTGGAGCACCACGGAAGCCCTTTGCATCCCTTACATGGCAGTCAAGGGGGTTAAGGGCTCCTACTGGTCGTTCGAGGAAGAATTCGCCCTCCGCCGCAAACTCCGCATTCTCCTCACCCATCCGAACGTCAGGGTCATCGGGCAGAACTTTGCCTACGATGCCCAATACATTGCCTTGCAGGACGGTTACATTCCGAACCTTTACTTCGACACGATGGTTATGCAGCACACCCTTTTCTCCTCCATGAAGAAGTCGCTCGACTTCCTCGCCTCAATGTATTGCAAGCATTACGTCTACTGGAAGGACGACGGGAAGGCCTGGGATGCTTCCATCGACGAAGAGCAGTATTGGATTTATAACTGCGATGACTGCACGAACACCTTCGAAGTCTGCGAAGTCGAGGAGCGGTTGCTCGTCAGCGAACAGTTAACCGAGCAGTACGCTTTCCTCCGCAAGCTCTGGCGCGCGGTTGTGATGATGATGCTGCGAGGCGTTCGCATTGACGAAAAACTGAAAGCCCAGATAAGTATGGAGCTCATGACTTACATCGCGGAGGTGCAAGGGGAAATTAATCAGATAGTTGGCTACCCCATCAACCTTGCCTCTCCAAAGCAGGTTGCGGCTCTTTTCTATTCCGAGCTCGGCCTTCCCGTTGTGAAGAACCGAAAGACGCATCGCCCTACCACCGACGACGACGCCCTCCTTGCCTTCCCGAAAAAAGAACCGCTCGTTGCCGGCCTTTGCGAGCGCATTCAGGCAATCCGCTCCGCCAGCGTTCTCCTCTCCACCTTCGCCACAATGCCGCTCGATATCGATAAGCGGATGCGTTGCTACTACAACATCGCGGGAACAGTAACCTACCGCTTTGCCTCCGGCGAGAACGCCTTCGGTTCCGGTGGAAATCTCCAGAACATCCCTAAGGGTGACGACGAAGACGCTATCGAGAAGAAGAAGAAGCTCGCCGCCGCCGGCCACCGCCAGATAATTGTCCCCAATATGCGGAAGATGTTCGTGCCAGACCCCGGCTATACCTACTTCGACATCGACCTTGACCGAGCCGACTTGATGGTGGTTATCTGGGAAGCTGACGACGACGACCTCCGCCAAGCCGTTCGCGAGGGTATCGACCTCCACCGCCTCAATGCTTCCGCCATCTTCAACAAGCCGATGGATAGAATCGAGTACAAGGAACGGCAGATGGCTAAGATGTTCGTCCACGGCTGTGTAACGGCTGGACACGAGGTTCTTACACCAGAGGGCTGGAAGCCTATCGAAGATTGCCCTAACGGACAGAGCATCCTTACCTGCAATATCGATGGTGGGGCGGCAAGGTTCTCCCCTATCGAAGAATGGTACAGAGCTCCAGCCCAAACATCATTACTTCATTTTAAAGGCGAAGCCGTGTCGCAGATAGTTACCGCCGACCATACTATGCCTTATAGGACTGACCTTAAAGGGTACAAAACGGCGGCAGCTTGCCGACTTCCAGCATCAGCGAGACTTCCAAAAGTTGTAATTTACTCTGGTTCAACGGTTCTCGAAGCGCCAGAGCTCCTAGCGGCTTTTGCGGCAGATGGGTCGGAGGATTCTTACGGAAATGTAAGATTTCGCTTTCACAAGGAGCGGAAAATTGAACGTATGCACCAACTCCTGCAAGGAAAACTTTATACCTATTCCCAAGGTAATTTTTACATTCCATCAGCTTCCGCCCTCTGCTTCACCAAGCATGGAAAATACCTTACCAGCCATTGCTTGCAGTGGGAGCATAAATCCGCTGTTGCGTATCTTGCAGAACAGGTCTATTGGGATGGCCATGCGGGGAGCACAGGCGGAAAATGGATGAGTAGTATAATACAAACGCATGCTGAGTACTCCCAAACACTTGCCCACCTGCATGGCTTCGGGTCGCAGCTTAATTTTATAGATAGAGCTGGAAGACAGCGTTTGTACCGTTTCTCTCTAAACAACCGTGTAGAATGGCGACTGTCCTCTGCTTCCGTAACAAGTTTACCCTGTGAGGGACAGTTAGTTTATTGTCCCGTTACACCAACAGGCTTCTGGCTCGTTCGACATGAAGGTAAGATAAGCGTAACGGGGAACAGCAACTACGGCGGTTCCCCTCGTACGATGGCGCTAAACTGCGGCCTCACCGTCCACCAAAGCGAGCTGATGCAGCGCAATTGGTTCTCCGCTCACCCCGGCATTAAAGACTGGCATCGTCGCACCGAGGCTCAGCTTGCTTCCCGCCGCGAGGTTCGCAACGCCTTCGGCTTCCGCAACCGCTTCTTCGGGCGCGTCGAAGCGCTCCTTCCGGAAGCCCTCGCTTGGGTTCCGCAGTCCACCGTCTCCATCGTCATCAACAAAGGTCTTCTTGCCGTCAGCGAGCAGCTTCCGGAAGTCAGGATTGAGCTGCAAGTCCACGATTCCATAGCCGGCCAGTACCCCACCCACATGGAGAACGATATCTTGCGCCGGATGAAGCCGTTGTTGGAAGTCCCAGTGCCGTACGCGAAGCCACTGACGATAGGAGTCGGCGTGAGTACTAGTGCGCGGTCGTGGGGGGATGTTCGGGAAAGACCGTGGCCGTAGGCGGCATAGGCATGGCCATAGGCATATAGGCATGGCGGGGTGGTGCAACGGTACATGGAGGTTGCCCTCCCCCGCCATAGCCACATAGCCATATAGTCATAACTTGTAAGCACAGACCGTAGCAGCCACAATAGTGCCTTACCTTCTGCGCAGTATAACCAAAAAGGACTTGCGTTAAATGTTAAATAAAGAACCTGGGATTCGCCGGTTAGACAACTGGATTGAATCCTTTATGGAGTATGCGAGCTTCGGAGAAGCACCCTACAACACACTATTCTGGACAGGCGTCTCCACCGTTGCCGGCGCGCTCCGCCGAAAGGTCTGGATTGACATGGGATACTTCCAGTGGATACCGAACTTCTACGTTATCCTCGTCGCTCCGCCGGGTATTATCAGCAAATCCACCACCGCGAATATCGGCATTAACCTTCTTCGTAAAGTGGACGGGATTAAGTTCGGGCCAGACGTTGTAACGTGGCCAGCGCTGGTCTCCGCAATGGCGGATGCGAGGGAGGAATTCATCGACCCGGCCACTGGCGAGTTCGTTCCGCAGTGCTCAATCACTATCGCTTCGGACGAATTCGGCAATTTCCTCAACCCGCAAGACCGCGAGATGGTAGACATCCTCGTTGCCCTGTGGGACGGCAAGCGTGGGACGTTCGACAAGATGACGAAGACCTCCGGCAACGACCAGATTGTCAACCCTTGGATAAACATAATCGCTTGCACCACCCCCGCTTGGATTAGCGGCAACTTCCCTGAGTACATGATTGGCGGCGGATTCACCTCCCGCTGCGTATTCGTCTACGCTGATGAGAAACGCCAGTTCGTCGCTTACCCGAAGTTGAAGCTCCCCACCGAGTGGCACAGGATGCAGGACGACCTTATCCACGACCTCGAGATAATCAGCACAATGGTAGGGGAAATGGAGCTAACGAAGGAAGCCTACGTATGGGGGGAGGAGTGGTACACGCACCACTGGAACAACAAGCCAGAGCATCTCGACACCGACCAGTTTGCCGGCTACCTCGCGCGCAAGCAAACCCACATGCACAAGCTCGCGATGATACTCTCTGCCGCCCGCACGGATTCCCTCTCCATCACTAAAGACCACCTCGAGGAAGCCCACAAATACATCACCACCCTTGAAGCCGACATGCCTCGCGTCTTCCAGCGCATTGGCCAGACCCCGGTTACTCGCGGCGCAGGCGACCTCCGCGACATCCTCAACGCTTGCGGCCCAACGACGAAGTCGGAACTCTTCCGCAAGGTCTTCCGCACCCTCTCCTACAACGATTTCCAAGAAGCCCTCCTTGCATGTGTTAGCGCAGGTTACGTGGAGCAAATGCAAAAGGGAGACGATTTTCTCATCTCCCCCGTTGCGGTAAAACCCAAGCCTTAGAACAGCTTATCAACCTCCGAAGCCGCCGGTCTCTGCCCTTTTTGCTGGGGCACTCCGGCTTCCTTCATCCCTGCCGCTCTTCCCCTTCCCTTCAGCGATTGTCGGAGCTGCTTCGCTTGTATCTGCATACCAGGCGGACAATGCTCATTGTAGTACGCCACCGCCCGCTCCGTATCAGCCACGGCCTCCCTATCCCCTTGCCGCAGCGCCTCCGCAAGGTTCGCATAGAGCCGAGACTTCCGCTCCATCCAGAACATCGTGGCGTCCAGCTTCGCAAAGTTCTTCTCCCGGTTTTGCGCTACGATAGTCGGATTGAACCCTCCGAGCCCCTTCATCAGCAACTCCCCTGTAGTCAGGTCTCGAATCTCCCCTGTCGCAAGGTCGCGGGTAACCCTCGCACCGCCATTATAACGCACCCCCCTCTGCGCCCAATCGGTTGCCATCAGCGCATTCCGCACCACGCTTGGAAGTGCCGGAGCAACTTGCATCGCCTTCGTCGGAGCGTCCTGCGTTAGCGCCCTGATAAACCCACTCACAAACCCGCCAAGAGGGCCAGCCCCCGCGAGTGCCGTATCCATCGGCTCGCCCGTCGAATCTCCCAGCGTTGCAAGGCCAGGGACAATCTTCCCGAACCCTACCGACCCAGACAGGTCGAACCCTGCGACATTATGCGAAAGGCCGTGCATGAGTAAGTTCGGGTCAACGTGCAGGCCGAAGTCCTCCGCCTTATCATTCAGCTCCGCAACCATCTTCCGCACCTCCAGGTCAAGGTCGAAGTCCCTTCCGAAGAGCCTCTGCGCAATCAGCCGCAGCGCCGCTCGGAGGTCTTCTTCCCCTGGGCCACCAGCTACCCCGCCCAGCATAGCGAACATCAGCCACATCCGCGCCGTCATGCCAGTTATCCGGTTCGTCCGTACCTTCACCTTATACCCGGCGCGGGCAAGTTGCTCCTGCCTCCGCTTATACCCCTTCTCATACTGCCCACTGAACATATACATCATAAGCTGGGTGAAGCCGTAGTAGATGGTAAAGGCCGCCTTCCTCCCCCGCATGAACGGCGGGCGGTTAGCGCGCGAGGAATCCCCAACGGTCAGCTTCGTCTCCTCTGCCGCCAAGTCGTAAGCCTCCTCCCTCGGCAGCCCTGCCGTCATATAGAGATTGAACTTTGCCAGGAAAGCTATATGGCGAACGTACAACTCCACCAAATGAATCGGCAGCATCCCCATGCGCATGAACAGTTGCGCGTAGTTATTAATCTGCGAACCGGCCAGCCGCTGCAGCACCCCCGCATCCGCGAAGTCAGCAAGCTGCGCCGAGAACGTCTGGTCGAGCACCGCATTGTTCTTCGCTTTCGTGATTGCCCAGAGCTCGTCTTCCGACAAATGTCCCGTTGCGTCCTCCACCTGCATCTTCAACACCTTCTTCCCCGTGGAGTTCAGGAACTGCATCCCGGACATCGTCGTCTTAGCCCCCGCTATTGTAATATACTTCAGCCCGTGAAGTGTTCCGAAGTGCGCCGTGATATCCGCTATTACCGGTACGATTGCGGTGATATTCGCCAGCGCCGTCTTCGCTACCCCCCACAATTGCCACAGCACTACGAGGGATTTCAGCGCCTGCCATTCCTCCCTCGGGTTCATCATATAGTCGGAGTGCTCTTGCATAACCTGTAAGATATTCTCCAACCGTTGGCGCTCCTTCAGGTACGCCTCATCCTTCCGGGTCTCCGCGTCGAGTAGAGTAATATCCCGCTCCACCGCCTGCGCCGCCCGTCCGAATTCCTCCCTGTAGCGGAGCTTTGCCAGCAACGCCGAGTCGTGCCGCATGAAATCCCCATAGTTGCGCAGCAAGTCTCTATTCCGCCCTGTGACCTTTGCCAGTTCCCTCGAGAAGCTCCGCAGTGTGCGGGATTCCCTCGACTTATCCAGCATGGCCAGCAGCTGTGCCTGTTGCCCGTCCGTGAGGGCGAGCTCCTTAGCCACGGTATTCAGCACTTCCGGGGGAATGTTCTTATAAGTGTGCATCCCGTTCCGCCAGTTCTTTGCCTCCACCCGATACTGCTTCGAACTCAACTTCCCCTGCAGTGCCTTCACTGCTTCGTCCCGTTGTTCCTCCGTCTGGAAGAACTCTTGGTGCATCAGCTCCTCCCCATCCAGCGTGTACTCCACCACCTGCACCCCGTACTCGCCAAAGCGACTCTGCGGGAGGAAGGGCTGCGAACGGAGGTTGGAGAACATCTGGGAAATCTCGCTCAGCTTAACCCGCAACACCGCTGAATGCCCCTTATACTTCCGCATCGCCTTAGACGCAAGTGTCCGTTCCAGCGCATTCATATGTTGCAGCATAGATTGCTTCACCCGTAACGCCAGCGCGGCCGTCGATTCACTAACCCCGTGCTCCTTCGCTTTCTCCGCAAAGGTCTCCGACGGCAGGAACTGCCACTCAGCCTTCCCCTTCGTCAGCTCCGCCCAGTGCTGTCCGAGCTCATATTCCTCCTGCAAGAACGCATGGAGATTCGCCAACTGCTCCTTCCCCAACGCTGCCCAACTGCGAGCGATATCGGTGGCCTGCGCCTCCAACCGTCCCCGATAGGCTTGATAATCCGAAGCCACTTTATTATGGTACTGCAACCCCACCACGTCAGGGTTAGCGAAGGCGAATTGCTGCGGTGCGGCGAGGGCGCGGGCCATCTTCCACCCCGTAGCCACCGTCTTCCGCATCATCTGCTTCATCTCCCCTTTCACCCCTAGCTGCTCCACTTGCGCAGTCAGTTCCTCGAGTTCCGGAAAGCGCTCCGGCATATCGTAGGAGAAGTAGTCCACCGGACGGGTGCGCAGTTCCGAGGGGATAGGATAAGCCAGCGTTTCCCGCGTCTCCCCTTGCGCCTCCAGCACGACCGGAATAGTCTCCCCCTTGCCGAACGGTTTCAGCAGCTTCTTCATCGTCCCGCGAAGAACGGAGTGCCCTCCGGCCTCCCCGTAGAACGCCGCCATCCCTTCCGCCCGAGGTTCGAACGGAACGTAACTAATCGGCTCTTTCGCCCTCCGTTCCAACACCCCCTTAATCACGCGCTTCAGCTGCCCATATTTGTAGTACGGAAGCAGCGCTTCCATCACCTCTACCCCAGTCTTCGCCGGGACAACTTCCGCCGCTTCCCCGTTCTGCGAAATGAATAAGCTGTCTTCATTCCAGCCAATTGCATCACTCGGTTGCACCTCGTCCTGTTCCTTCGCAGTAGCCAGTGCCACCCACGAAAGGTTGCTGTCGGCAGCGAAGCGCATGGCGGCACGAAGCACCACCCCAGCCCATCTATCCGTGGATTTCGCGTAAGGGGTCTGCTCCCACTGCTTCGCCCCAGCACGTTGCTTATTGAAGTAGCGGGTAATCTCCTCCACCGTACCTTCGCGCATCCGCACTCGCCCATCCGCCACGACGTTCCCTTGCTCGTCAATCGGTTCGCCGAAGCTTCCCGTCCGAGGAACCTGTGTACTCGTCAGGGTAAGGAACTTTCCATCCTTGTCGAACATAGCCGCCATCGGCGCATTAGGAAGCAGCACCGCCCGCCCAGCATCTTTCCCCACCGAGGTGAAGTCTTGCCCAGCGTCACTCTGCACTTCATGAACGTAAAGCCCCTTCCGCCCTTCCGTATCCGTCAGTACCGTAGCTCTCAGGTGCATTACCACCGCGATACCCTGCGCCATCTGCGTAGCGGTGAAGTGCCCCGCCATCGGCAGCTTCCTATAAACCTGCTGCCCACGCATTTCCGCTGCGAACTCTGGCACATGGAACAGCAGCTCCACGTAGTCGTCCAAGTCCTCTTGAGCGCGCTGGAAGAACTTCGGACGCTGCGCAGGGTACGTCGATTCCCCACCTCGCTGCACCACGACATCGAGCGGTCCAGACATCTGTTCCAACGCCGAGACGATAGTCGCCTTCGTCACGCGAAGATTCGGCCCTTCCAGCTCCGCCAGTCTCTGCTCCAGCCCACTTGCATCCAAGTCCAACTGCTTAATCCGCGCTTGCTTAGCCCAGCTCCGCAGTATCTGCAACCAGTCATCTACCGTAGCAATCTCTGGCGCCTTCTCCGCCACCATTCGTGCGGCAGAAAAAGTCCACGGGACGCTGGTTACTCGCGGCGTTACATCGCTGAAGTCGAGCGAAACCGGGTCGTAGCTGAACCGCCACTTCCCTACCGTCTTTTCCCCCACATAGTCCTCAGCAATCTCCCGAAGTGCGGCGAGCTGCCCGGATTTAGCGAGGGCAAGCATCTCCGCGTAAGCGTCGGGATTCTCCTCCCGCACATCCGCCAAGTCCCGCTTAACCGCGGCAACCGCGAGCGCGCGAGCATCCGCCACCGGCGCGGCGGCTTGTACCTTCACCTTCGGAGCTTTCTGCGTAAGGGCGAGTCCAGCGAGTGCCCCAGTGCGGAAGGCCTCGGGGAGGTTGTGGGAAATCTCCTCCGCGATAGGGCCGAGACCTTTGTTCGCCGAGGGCTTGGGTTTCGCCTTGGGAGCGGCGGCGGAGGCGGCGGTGGATTGGGGGAACTTTATTCTAGATGAACGTCCCCCATTTTCCACCTTCCTTAGCGTCAGCGCATCCACGAATTCCGTAAACGCTGTTCCCGCCGCCATAACCTTCGCAATTTTCATCTCCTTGAAGAATGCCCGCACCTTCTCCAGCACGCGCTTGAAGAATGCCTGCGAACCGAGCGGGGTGGCGTCAAGGAGTTTCTTATCGTGAGCGTAGCGAGCCATCTGCTCCGCCGCCCATTCTTCGGGGGAAAGGATACGAGCTTCGGCGGGGAAGGCGCTGGCGAACTGCAGTGCCGTCATTTTGCTGAAGTCCCAGAACTGGCCCACAGCATTCTGCCCGAAGGTTTGCCCACGGTTCACCCTCGCCCGCATACCCCAAGCGGCCTTCGCTGGGCCCATCCAGGTATTCAGGAATTCAGCCGCTGACATACTGCCGTTCAGCACCCGCGTCTTCATCTGATTATAGTCGGTGAGAACGGCTCGAACCTCCTCCGTCTGCCGCGCAAGAAAAGCCGCATCGAACAGCGCCCCTTCCGGCAGCGTATCGAAGATTAGCTTGTCCGCCTCACTCATCCCCTTCTGCAGCTCTTCCCAGACAATAATATGTCCCACCTCGTGTGCGAGCGAGTAAGCAGCTTCCGCCTGCGTAACTTCGTTAAACTTCGACGGGTCTTCAAAGTTCGTCAGGTTCGCAGGGTTGATAGCGTAAGCACCGTTACCGAGCGGCGTAACCTTCGCCGTTTGCCCGCTCCCCAGCGTCTGAAACTGCACCACCACTTTCGCCGAGCTGCCCAGTTTCCCCAGCACCTGCGTCAGCGTATCCACCACCGCCCGTCGATAGGCTTCAGGATACAGTTCCGAAGCCTCCCCTACGCCAACAACTTCCCCCTTCGCCAGCGGCACATCCCGCAGGGCTACCCCCTCCTTTTTCCCCTTCGCCGCCACGGTCACTATGGAATCAGCCAGTGCCTTCCCATCATTCGGATTCTCATAGTTCCCACGGTTGCGGGAAGCCGTTAAGCTCCTCCCCATATCATTCAACCTCGGTAGGTCATCGTTCCCTTCCTCCACCGGAAAGTCCCGATTCAACTCCGCAATATCCTCCATCGCCTGCAGTTGCCGCTCCGCTTCCGCCAGCATTTCCTCTGTCACCGGATTCGACTCGGCCTCCGCCAGTGCCGCCTCCAGCGAAGGGTCGAAGTCGGCTTCATCCAGCTGCTGCGCTATCACCCCTTCCATTCGAGCCGTTTCACTCACCTGCGCCCTGGCAACCTGTTCCACCTCTGTATCGCGCTGCGCGAGGACATTAGGAAGCGGCTCCAGCGTAACCGTTCCCCCTGAACCGGCCACCTGCCACGCGGCGATGGTGGCGGCTTGAATACCCCCAGCATCCACCGCTACCTCTTGCACCGCACGTCCCTGAGCATCCCGCGCTACCACCACCCCCACAGTAGCCTCCGGAGCCGGTTTCCGCTCCACCCCGTAGCCAAGTGCCGCCGCCACTCCCTTCGTCTTCGCTAGCTCCAGCACCGCCTCATCAGAGTACATCAACACCCCTTCCGCCACGCGAGCAATCTTTGCGCCCTCCGGTAGCGGTGGAACCTCCTCCCCTTCAGTGAACAGAACAGCAGGCTTCCGCCCTTCGACGAAAGCATCAATCTGCCCCTGTAGCGAATTCGGCTTCTCCGGTAGCGTCGTCGGAGTATTAACCAGTGCGGCACCTCCGCCCATCGCACCGCCTGCCAGACCCCCCATTGTCATAGCACCGCCAACGCCCTGCTCCCACGGTTGCCCCATAGCAAGGTTCGTAGCGGCCTGCTCCTGCCCACCCTGCAGCGTCTCTTCTCCTGTCTCAATCCCTGCAGATTTTGTGACTGCCGCAGGGGTAACCGCCTTCCCTTCCGCCCCTGCCAGTGCTTGTTCAATGTCGGTAGCGCCCGAACGGTTAGCGAGTTGCCCGCCCAGCTGCCCAATCTTCGCCGTTAGTCCGCCACTTGCGATCAACAGCGCCCGCTGCTTCGGTGTCAACGTCTTATAGTTCTGCTCTCCCTGCACCTGCGTAGCGGCCTGGCCCATAGTTACAATACCTTCCCCCAAAGCAGCTCTGGTAACTAGCGGAAGCGCAGAGGTGACCCCTTTCGCCAGCGCTGCGCCCCCCACGGCACTCGGCAAGCTTTCCGCCACTACACCACCCAGCGCCATCGGATTCTCGCTAACGTACTTCAGGGTGTCTACGGCGCCGAGGCCTGCAGCGCCCTTCTCGACCTTCTGCTGCTTTTCGCTCAGCAGCAGTTCGCCTACGGTATCCCGTACCGCCTTCGGGTCGTAGCCAACCGTGCGGTGCAGTGCCCCCGAAGCATTCGAGTAGGGGAGCAGGGTGTCGGCAGCGGAAAGCATCGCAGGGCCAAAGGCCAACGCTCCCTGCGCAGCCTTTGCCGTAAGGTCTCGCAGTCCTTGCGCGGTTGTTGCAAAGTCTTGTTCGATTTCGGTAGATAGTCCGTCGAGCGGATTTGCCCTGGGGGTCTCTTGGTCAGGCAAGCCGGCAAGCAAGTCCTCGGGTGCACCTTGGTCGGGCAATCCTGCGAACAAATCATCATCTGGGAGGGAGTCAAGCAAAGAAGCCCCGTTAGGGGTAGAGGTAGGTGCCATGTGTAACTTCTCCTTAGAGAGCGTTAGTTAAAAAACTTATTTCGCGGGGGTAACTTTCCCGCTTGCCTGGTTAGAATACTTTTTCCCGCCACTAACCAAATAATCAATATTCGCTTGCGTTACAGGTTTCCCTGCCGCCTGCAGTGCAGCCTTTGCGGTTTCGGGAGTGTAGGCCGGGCTTACGCCTCCAGTTGCCGCAGGTTTTGCCGGAGCCAGTAGCGTATAAGCGCTATCAAATGCTTCCGAGTCAAACGTCTGCGCTCCATAGGGCTGCCCTGGGTCAACCGGGCGAAGGAACGTACTCCCCATCGACTTCATAATCGAGGCCTTATGCTCCGGCGTTCCGTACTGCGCTGCAGCACCCTTCGCCGCAATCTCTTGCACCCGTGCTTGCGCCACACTCAGCCGTGCCTGCGCATTCAGTCGTTTCTGCTCATTCGGTGCATCCTTCGCCTGCTGTTCCAGCTTCGCAATTTCCGCTTCTAGCTTTTTCAATTCCAGACTCTTCTTCCTCTTCACCTCATCGCTTTGTTCGTAGTCCAGTCCGAGCTGCGCCTTATCCAGTTCCAGATTCGCCGCCTTGTTCTTCGTCCCGAACAGGTCATTTTCCTGCGCTCGTTTCTCCGCATCCAGGGCTTCTTGCCTCGTCTGCTCCTTTCTCGCCTCCCCGGTCTTGTGGTAAGCGCCGATCGCTGCGGAGAGCTGTTCCGAATTGCTCCTTCCATTCTGCGGGCCAGCCAGGGCAAGAGCTAATGCTCGCACCTTCTCCATATTCTCCGGCTTCGCCAGCCATTCTTTCGCCGTACCAAAGACACTCTTCGGGGCGATAGCTTCAGCCAGAGGGGCTTGCGCTACGGCAGGTGCAGCGGCAGGGAGCGGAGCAGCGGCCTCCACGTTCGGAACTTGGAATTGGTATTCCTGGGGCTGCTGTTGCTGTTGCCCCAGAAGCATCTGCAAAAAGTCGCTCATTTGAAATCTCCTTGTAACAGGGAAGCGAGGGCTTTATAAGTAGCGGGGTCGATGGAGGCAGCAGCCTGCGGCGCATTAACCGCACCAACCCCCTTCACCTTCCCCAGTCCTGCACTAGCCACCGACGGCACTCTCTGCGCAGACCCTTCCGCCTGCTTCAAGATATCCGCTAGCCCCGCCAGTGCGGTCAGCCCGCTACTTGCTTCTGGGCCGATGCTTACCGGCTGGCTATAAGGCAGGGCAGTGGTCGGCACTAAGGTCTGCGGGGAAGCCATGAAGGTGCTGTTGTAGTTAGGCACTCCATAACCACTCTGCATCATCGCTGTGTAGTCAAGTGCCATGATTATAGCCCCACCAGAGATGCTATGCTTAGCACTGTTCCCAAGTCCTGCACGTCGCTGGAACTGTTGCTTGTATTACCCGAAGTCGAACTTCCGGGAGTCACGCCGCCGTAGAGCAGCTGCGCCATTTGCTGCAACTGCGCCCAGTCTTTATTGACGTTGAAGTCCCGAACGTTTGCATCGTAGTTCTCTTGCCCTTGCTTATACCCTTCCACATTTGCCCCCACACCAGCTATCGTCTTGGCTGGCGCTTGCATCGACTGCAGTAGCGTAGGTAGGGAGTTAACCGTGGAGTTGAAGGTTTGCAGGCCTTGTCCGTAAGCATTATTGTCCAGCTGCGCATTAGCATTAGCCATGCTTTGCGATAGTTCTTTCAGTGCAAGCCCCTCAGCGATCCCTTGTCGCGAACCGCCGTAAGCGCCATTGCCGGTCGCGCTGTTCCGAATCTGCGAAAGCGGCCCGCCAGCTTGCGTGAAGGCATCGGTCAACTGAGACATACTCGCCTGCTTTGCTGCGTTGAGCGTTGGGTTGTTCGCAATGTCCAGTACATCCGCTAGCCCGAACTGTGCGGCCCCCGGCGCTAGTCCGGCGACGCCACTCTGCGCTCCAGAAATCTGCCGCATCATGTCCTGCGCAGCCAACGTATCCGCGCTTGACCCAACAAACTTTGGCCCCGCATACCCCTGCGCGTTCTGCGTCTGCGTGGCGGTATCGAAGGTCTTCATAGCGGTATTGAACAGCTTATCCTTCGCCGCTTGGTCTTGCGCCGTCAGAGTCGGCGTAGCACTCCCGGAAGATTTCGTGCCACCTGGGTTGCCCAGCAATTTACCAAGAAATCCCATAATTTACCTCACCCTAAAAATCGCCACGCTGCCGTAGCCGCATCATACCCGTAGTACCCTCGCCCGCTGCCAGGATTCCAATTCGTCCCATCTGCCAGCACTACCATACCAGTCCGGAGCTTCTTCGGCGCAGCGTTGTGTTCTGTCACCTGTTGAACCGCAAGCTCTTGCATGATAGTACCTACCCGTTGAAGTTCTTGCAACAGCCACCTGCGCAGTTCCGCTTCACTATCGGTCTGCGGGGGAACGCCCTGGACGTAAATACGCTCGGCCATTTAGTACCCCCCAATCTTTTTAACCTCAAGGTCATAGCCGAACAGCTTCCAGTGCGCAGTACCTGTCGATTCAAACTTAATCGAGATAATCTTCCCACTAGCCAGCGGATTGACCTTCCGCATGGTTGTAGGGTCGAAGGGGTAAGGCCCATGCCACTGAACGCCGTCGTCTCGCTGCATCTGTGTACCCACCCAGATGTTGATAAGCTGGCTGCCCGATGTCTGAATCCGTGGCCAAATCTCCGTTACCAGCTTAACCGCTTCATTGTCTTGCGGTTGGCCTAGCCGGTCAGGGAAGGCGATCGGAAGTCCAATACGCTCGCAACTCGCCGTAATCTCCCCTCCGTCGAAGGTGCCGTCTTGGTCAAAGAGGAACCACTCTCCGCTCGGTGTATCCGTAGCCCCCATGAGCTGCGGGAAGCCAGGGTTATACGCCCTACCGCCCCAGGCCAGCGTATCGGCATTCCAAACCAGTGCATTACTTCTCCATTCGTCCGTACCCCCTGTGCTGTCCACGAACACCCCCGACTCTAGCGCAGTCAACTCTGGCAGTGTGCGGATGCTGAAGGTGTTGTCTGTATAGTTCCAAACCAGTGCGGTCTCCAGTCGCCCACTGTTATCCATGCAGAAGCATATCCAAATTTCCGACTTAACCGGATTGTTTCGCACAACTGTTTTCGACAAGTCATCCGAATTGATAGCGGAGAATAGCCATTTCCTCATTCGCTTCGTCAGTATCGACTCCACTGAATTCCCGTCGAACACTACCACATCCGAGGGGGTGAATAGGCAATGCTTCGGCCCCTTAAAGTTGAATCCGCATACTGCCCCAGCGGTTAGCATCCCAGCTTCCGCCGTCACTTGCTGGAAGCCAAAAATATCCACCCCTCCAATAAAATTCTGCAGGTAGATGGAATCTTCCTTATAGATAACGTTCGAGTTGCGTAGCGGGAGACAGTCGACGAGCGCTCCGCCAGTCTCCGCGAGTGGGAGTTCCCCCGCATCCTTCGTAGCATCTGTCTCATCCCACGAAGTCGGTACTGTCCCAGCATCAGCAGGATGCGACCATTTTATCAGATGTTGGTAGCGCGTCCCACTCTTCGTGATATCGAGTGCAATGAGGTAGTTCTTAAACGGACGGATAACTGCGGCGGTCACCCCCGCTGGCCAAGCGGTTAGGTTCTGTAGTAGTGTGGCTGTATCGGCAGGGTTCCACATCTGTGGCACTTCCGCATTGTTTGTCAGCACTGGCACACCGTTCAGGGAACAGCCTTTCCAGCCGATCCCTGTATAGTCCACGTCCACCCCCAGCGCTTGCGGCGTGAGATTGTAGTGCGTCCCGCCTTGATGGACGTACACCTTCGCCGCGCTGGCATACAGCCAGGCGAACTGGCTAGCCCCAGGATAGCTCATCAGCCATATTGGTGCTACGGCAGGTGTGGAAAAGGCCTTTGCATGCCCTTCAAAGCTTTCCAGCGCCCCGTCCTGCACCCGCATATTCGAGACAGAGCTAAAAGCCCCCGCAGGGAGCTCATGGGGGGATTGGTCGGCTACCATGCCGAGGGAGGACAGTCCTGTAATTGGTACGCGCATTTTAACTTCCCTTATAGAACGCTCCACCGAAGCTTCTGACCGCCGCATACAGCAGCCACTTCCTCCACCGCGCTACACCGAGTACCCCCATCGCTTCATAGAAAACAGCGTCGGCGTACCTCCGGCCCTTCCTCCCATAGCGATAGAGGTAGTCGTGCAAAATAGCCGCCTTAGCGTACTTCCCGCTCGGGGGCAATACGGGCCAGAAAATGCGGGGTATACTGGCGAGGTCGGTCACAAAGCCCTTCGGTACTGTAACCCACTCGTTAGCCTCAGGCTCTCCTACGTAGAAGCTGAAGGGGGAAAGCAACTCCCACTTGTCGTCTGCAAGCATCCGCAGGTCGGCGGGAGTGGTGAACTGACTCACCAGACCACTCCCTCGACTTCCGCTACCGTTGCCGCCGCTGCAATCGCGTCCTTGAGCTGGCGGCGCTTCGCAAACAGCGGCTGACCGCGCATCAGAATCACACCGCGCAATTCAGTAAACTGTGCGTCGGTCAGTGGCACCTTCACATTGGCTGCGTCGTACCAGTCAATGCTTGCTCCGGCCGGGAGAGCCGTAGCTACCTGCGCCATGAGCGCTACAGATTCTGCATCCGCTTGGAAGGTGTGCCCAGCGTAGTTGATGGACGCTTTATTCTCCGCAGTATAGGCATCAGTGATAAGCGTAATTTGCTTAACCTTTGCCTCGGTCAGAAGCTCCGCAGCCGTAGGTGGCGGAGGGGTCAGAGCATGCCAAGCATCGAGGGCGGGTTGTAGGTCACTCAGCGTAACTTCCCCCCCATTCGGCGCACCATCGGTTAGCTCTACATGCCCCTGCTCTCCGCGCTCGCCCCACTGAATCGCATGCACATTAGGGTACATTTCCGCCAGCCCGGCAACTTTGCGGAATTCTCCATCTACTCCAACCACGCCATCGACAGGTACTATCGTTACTCGCATTTTAATCCCCTCCGATCTTCAAAATCTGCCCGTTTGCCAAGCCTGCTACTGACATCATCATCTGCTGGCCTGTCGCGTTCGCCTTTACCATTTCATTGCGGAAGCTCTCCACTGCCGCCCCCGTCTGCCGCTGCATTTGGCTGTTCTCAATCAACAGCACAGGTGTCCACGCGAAGGCACAATCTCCTTGCTTTACCTCCGCACCATCCTGCGGGGATTTGCCGTGCACGTACACCCAGAAGCGGCAGGCTTGCATTTCGCCATCTACTATCGCGCCATCCTCGATGCACTCCCTCTTCATTAGCGGGCAGATGATTTTGTCTATTTTTGCCATCAGGTTAATCTTTCGTAGCAATGATGAGGTCGGTGTACTTCACATTCATGGCGAGGCTTGAGGAAGCGAGCGTGTGACTGTGGGCAGTTCCGGTAAAGGATTGTGCTGGGGTGGTGTGCGTGTGAGAGCCATTACCTCCAGTTGCGACCGTAGAAATGTAAGCGTTGACTGGAACCCCGGACATGCCTGCATGCCCCGCTATAGCGGCGTGCGGCCCCGCCTGCCAAAGAGCGTGGTTCTCTACGTGACTATGGCTCGGCATTTGTGCTACAGACAGCGTGGTGGCTCCCGATGTCCCGGCGTTCACTGTGCCGCCCGCCGCAAAGCCGTCAGTCGTACCGCCAACTACCCTTCCCGCTGCAAACGCAGCTGAGAAGGCGAGTGAACCGCCACTTGCCACCGCGCCTGTCACTATACGAAGCGCGGAATCGTTCAGCGCTGCGGTAGCATCCTTCGTCCAGCCTGTCGGGGCTGCGGTCTGGTTGAACAACATGCGCGTGCCGCTGGGTAGATGACGCTTAGTAAATACGTCCGCCTTAAGCACCGCCTTAATCAGCCGCAGATGGTCGTCGCCTTCGCTCCGAGGGTCAGTGCTAAGCGGATTCGTTGCTACAAGGTCGTCAATCGTTGTTCCAGCTTCGAGTCCCATATCAAGCTCCCGTTAAAGTAACTGTCACGGAGAGTACATCGCCATTCGTCAGCGGTTTCGCCCCTACGCTGAACTGCGTCGCACAGTACAGCACTCCGGTTGTGCCGCCCTTTACATTGTTTGTGCAGAGGAAGAAACCATCCACTGTGCTCGTCGCGTTCGCATTGAACACCGCCGCGCTCGCACTATTATCCAC